TTCGCTCAATTCAACAGATGTTGCTTTTATTGATTACAGCAACGACGAGCTTCGTTGTTACACGTTCGACGGAACCGATTGGACACAAAAAGGAAACGGGTTGCCAATAAGCAACGTTGCCTCTCCTGCACTTGCTTCACTCAGTTCAACAGATGTTGCTTTTGTTGATAACTTTAACAAAGAACTCCGAACCTACAACTTCCTGTTCGGCTACGATTCTGCATCAGTAAATGTCTCCGCTGACTACGAAGTCCCTGAACTCGCCACCGGCAAGAGCATCGTCATCCGACGCACTTCCGCCTACGACGGTGACCCCGTCACCATAACCCCTCCATCCGGCGCGACGTTCGAGGGCCGTGCCAGTCTCTCCCTCTACGGTCAGTACAGCTTTGTCGAGTTGGAGCGGATTAGCAGCACGGTGTTTGCGGTGAGGGATTTGCAAGATGATTTTTATTTTACACCAATTCTATCTTTTAGCCTTGATACCACAGGTATCACATATGCACGACAAGAGGGTCGTGTAACAATAAAGAGGTTTACTGCATTTATAGCTATCAGTATCATTCTTACCAGCAAAGGAACAGCCACAGGTATAGCTAGAGTGGCAATCCCTTCTCTATTGTATGGTTCGTCGCAAGTTGATCGCGGAACTTACGATTATTTTGGTCAAAATATAATGAGCACAGGGCACATAAAAGGGTTGTCAGAAGCAGTTGATTCTAGCAATATTTTATTATTTTCCTATACAATAGAGGACGGTGTACAAACACAAATAACCAATAATGAGTTCGCAAATAACAGCGCATTTAGGCTTTTCGGTACAGTTTATCTATAATACATCGTGGCTTGATTTTCGCTGTTGATTATCAAATATAAAGGAGCAAACATGGAACACCAGATTGTACTTAAAATCATACTCACAGCAGTTGGACTGCTCACCACGGCGGCGCTGACGTACACAGGACGGCAGATAGTCAAAGGAGTTGTGATATGAAATACACGGTACGATTTGCGCACTTAGAGAAAAAACCGAAGTGGAAGAAAGGGCAGACAATAAACCGTGGTGATGTTGTCGGACGCATGGGGTCCACCGGTCAGTCAACGGCGAACCATTTGCATCTTGATTGTGCTCAAGGAGAACAGACAAGGCTGTACCATCTTTCCGACTACGACACGGTGGTGAATCCAGCTCCTCGGCAGTTGCTTTATTTCATCGACGATGAATTGTTCGGGGTTCAGCCGGTTGTTACTACTCCCTACGCGGAAGTTGAATACTTCCAGAAACGAGGGAAGGTTCATCACGGTCTCGACATTGTTCCGTGGAACAGGAAGGCGACTGACGAGAACTTTGACATTCACTGGAACCGGTCGAAGCCGGGAACGGTTACGCTTGTTGGTTATGACCCGAAAGGATACGGTCATTATATTTACGTCACATTCGACACATGAGGCGAATAATGAAAGGAATAAAGATTTTGCAAGCGTCAACGCTTGGGACGTTTATCTTGTTCGTTGTTATTGGTTTGGCTATTTTATTTTTCTATCCGGAAAGAATGGATGCTTATCATACATTCATAAATGCAATCTGGCCGATATTTGTGGCAGAGGTAGTCCCGGCTTTTCTTGGCACACCGTTGAAAGAATACGTTAAAAACAAGGGGTCAAAAAATGACAGCGCTTGATATGTTCAAGACTTGCCGGGATAAAACCGGCTATAAAAAAACATGGCTTGGCGCGGACTGGAAAATCGTCGGGGACATTATGTACTTTCAGCAGTCTCGCGGGAAACTAGACTGGACGTTCAACATCTTGTCCGCTTTCCGGATACCAGGACGGCTCGGCGGTACATGGTTCCTTTTCCCGTTTGGCGCGTGGTGTATGTTCAAGACGCTCAAGAAGGTAATCAAAAATAATCCAGTCAAGGCATACATCGGATACTCACAAGGTGGATGGTTTGCGTCTTACGCTTCGGCAGTGACAACGCGACCGGCGTTTACGTTCGGCTGTCCAAAACTCGGCAAGGGTCAAGCGTATCTTTTCGTCAACGTGCTGCACCGGAAGAATCCCGGTGACGTGGTAACGATGGTTCCGCCGTGGGCGGAGATATACGGACAAGTGATGATTCTGAACAAACAGATAGAACGTCCGGACGGGTTAAGTGAAATAGAATGGCTTTCACATCACGCCCCGGAAGAATACATAGCGAGGTTGCCATGAATGAAAAAAGAAGAATGGCCGGTCTTTTGGTTGTATGTTTTATTGGTGCTTTGTTTTTGGGTTGCACTTCTACGCCTTCCCTAACTCCCGAAGTAATCGACGTACAGACCGGCTTGACCGACGCTACCGACACGCTTGGAGACGCGATACAGGATTCCGCAGATTCAGCGCAAGAGATAGCCGACGTTACCGCTGGCACAGAGTACGCGGAACTGACAGCACAACACGCGAAGGAGGTCCGTGAGCTTGTCGCGCTCCACAAGACGCTGGAAGAAAAAGTTGCGAAGGCAAATGAATTGTCTTTGAAGCTGGCCGGACAATCGGAAGAACTCCGGACAGAGAATCTTGAGCAGGAAACCGAGATAGCGATCTTGAAGGGACAGCGGTTGGCACTTGCGCTCATTTTTGGGTTTTTCGTGGCCTTCACCTTGCTATATTTATACGCGAGAATCAAGAAATTGGTATAAAAAAATAAAACAGATGCGCCCTGTTTTTTCCCTGCCCGGTCTTCAAAAAGAGGCTCCCGGTCAGGGTTTTTCTTTTCTCCGGGAAACAAGGCCGGTAAAACGCTCCCAGAGGCCAAAAAAGGCACCGTAACGAAGACTTATGGCCAAAACCATCTATCTATACCTTTTCTGCAAAAAGACCGCGTATAGGGCATTGTCGAAAATGTGATATAATAATAGAAGAAAGATGATAATTTTGATATAAAAATAAAAAAATCTTTTCTTTTTGATATAAAAACACTTTACAACAATTCAGATCTATGTTATAACATAGATATGGAGGACGAAAGATGGTAACGAAAATGCACGAGTACGACGATGAAGATTTCCGGGTCATTTTCAACGATGTTCATATCGAGCTGAACGGAATCACCTACGGTTGCGAGGGCGAGGCCGTATATCAGAACCGTCTCCGTTACGACGAAGAAGACGGGAAGGGGTGGACGTTTGAAGACCTAGAAATAGACGTGCTTATATCGTACCGATGGGACGATGAAGCCGAATGGATAGAATCGCCGGAGATGGACGATAACATAGAGCTGAGAGCAAAGCTCCTTGCTTATCTGGAAGCATAACAAACCGCCCCTTCGGGGGCAAAGGAGAGGGAGATGACGTTGTACGAAGTTTTGAAGGACATGGAACGGATGGAGCATGACAATTCTGTCAAGTGCATGAACGAGGGAAACTTGGATGCCTACTTGTGGCATGATGGATGCGCCGCCGGGATTCGCTCGGCACTGAACCAACTCACGGTCGAGACCGCCGGGATGGAGGCAAGCAAGTGAGCCTGAAAGAGTTTTTCACCGATCCGGTCTGTATGGGAATGGTTGCGCTCATGGTAGTTGCACTGGTCGGGATGTTATTGCTCGACTGGTTTGGAGACGAATGATGCGTTGCCCACTGACCCCGTTCGCGGGAAAGATTCTGTACTTTGTTTTTTGCATTGCAGTTCTCGTTTCATGGGGACTGTTTATTTTCAAAACCGTATGAAAGGAGCATGCGGGGAGATGGTTCGGCGAGAGCTGAAAAACAATAATTTTTATAGGGGGATGGAATGATCCGTAAACCAAACGAACTGAATGTGAACGCGCACTATCGCGTACTGCTGTATGGAAATCCTGGACTGCGCAAAAGCACCACTGGGCTTTCTGCACCGGCACCGCTCATCATCGATACTGACAAGGGTTGGGAAAGAATCGACGCACGTTTCCGCAGGGCTGATTATATACAGCCGGAAACGTACAAGGAAATACTGGACGATCTTTCCGGGGATCTGTCTGCATACGAATCGCTGGTCTTTGATACCGGCGGTTCACTGTTCACTATGATGAAGGAATACCTTGTTAAAACCGATCCGAAGAATGGGAAGCGTGACGGATCTCTTTCGCTTCAAGGATACGGAGCGGCGGCCCGCGAGTTTGACCGGCTCATGAATCATTGCTTTTATGCGCTCGGGAAAAACGTGGTTGTCATCTTTCACGCGAAGGAAAAGAGCGAGGGAGACCAGAGCGTATTCCGTCTCGACATTGAAGGGCAGACCGCGTCGAATATCTGGAAGAACATGGATATCGGCGGGTTCATGGAAATGCAGGGGAACAAGTTTACAATCACCTTTTCCCCGACAGAGCGGTTCTTTGCAAAAGGAACGCGGGGAATCATGGGTACATTTGAAATCCCGACAATCACAAATGGGAACCAGAATGTTTTCCTTGCTGATCTTTTTGCCCGGTTCAAGGTATCTGCAAAAGAAGAGCTGAAAATGGTCGAGGAATACGACGTCCTTATGGGTGGAGTTCGTGAAACAATCTCCACGGTAGAGGATGCGGAATCAGCACAAGCGGCACTTGAATCTTTCAAGGGGCTTGAGCACGTCTTTGCTTCAAAACAGGAAAGCTGGGCGCTCTTGAAAGAAAAAGCCGAAAAGCTCGGGCTTGTTTTCACTGATGGTTCTTTCAAGGTGAAAGCATGAAGTTCTTAATTACCCCGTCATTGATAAACTCATGGACGTGGTATCTCGATTCTCCGGAACCGAATCTTGACGAGTTCAAGGCGGTTCTTCGGAGAGAGAGAACGCCGGACAACGAAGCAATGCAAAAAGGACGCGCCTTTGAAACACGCGTCCGGATTGCCTGCGGAAACTATGAACCCACTGAAAGCGAAAAAGCTGATCTTGAGGCAACCTGTCCGGAAGGAAATGAGCTGACCGACGAATACATGAACACGGTTGAAGAGATAGCGGAAATCGTTCGTGGCGGTGCTTGGCAAGTATCGGCCAGCAAGACGATCCAGATGTTCGGGCATGATATTGTCCTGTACGGACGTATGGATGTTTTGAAAGGCCCGTGGGTATTTGATATCAAGTTCTCACACTCGTATGAGATCGGGAAGTATTTGCACTCAGCACAAACAAAGATGTACCTGGCGCTTGTCCCAGAGGTTCTTGGTATTCGGTATTTGGTTTCTACTGGCAAGGTTGTGGCGGAAGATTATTATCGCCGGGAATCAGTCGAGCCAATAGAAAATGATGTTCGTGATTTTTTGAGCTGGCTGAAAGAACGAAAGGATCTTTTCGACCTGTATGTTCAGAATTGGCAATCAAAGTATTAAAGGAGAACGAAGCATGAGTGATTTTTCACAGGGCTATGGATTCGGCAACGGATACCAGCAGAGAGAGTACAACCGGGTTGTTCCGGAAGGGGACTATACTGTCACGCTTGGGATGCCGGTCGACAAGCAGGTTTCCGGATATACTATTCGTGAGATCCCGATAAAAATTGACGGATATCCGGATCACGCTCCGGGGAAGTGGAGCATCTTTGATTGTCCGACGGATGATGAAGAAAAGATTGCGAAGTGGAACGAACAGCGGACCAGAGACTTTGATGCCTTCGGTGTTGCCCGAGGTGACTTCCGCCCGCAGTCATGGGTCGGCAAACGCGGACGGGTTCATATCGCGAAGGATAAACAGGGATACATGAAGGTCCTTTGGTCGCTGACCGACAGCGCACCGGAACAGGAAGCGCCGAGCCAGTCTTTCGGATCAGGACAGAAACCCGCACAGCAGACAGCACCCGCAAGTTCAGGAGACTTCCCGGACGACATCCCGTTCTGATCAAAAACAATAACCCGGCAGGGAGTTCTTGCCGGGTTCTCATGGAGGCAACGATGCGAAGATTTATTTTGTTTTGTTTGATTTTCATAACAGTTCTTTCTTTGTATTGTGCCTTCGCTGAAATAATTACCAGCATTGCAGGGAGGTTGTAATGAAAACGAAAGCAGAAAAGATCGTCAAGGATTTCAAGAAAAAGCTGGACAAGGGAAAGCGGGCAATTACTTTTCAAGAAGTGTTTGACAAGGCTGAGGGAAAACAGTCTGTCCGGCACGTCGAAGAAAAGCGCGTGATTACCTTCGCCTGTTCGGACGGCAGTCTATTTGTCGGTCAGTTCATTCCGGCTATAGAAGGCGGATTGACCCTTGAAGCGATCAGGGTAGCAACATGAAACTTCGATTCCAGGCAACGCTCGATATTGAGGAATACCGGAAGCGCGGAGTAATGAGAAGCGATGATCTGGTCATTCTCAAGAACGAACCGGCAGACCGTGAGCGGATCCAGAAAGAGCTGTACAAGATCGCGGCAAAGAATGACATGGAAAGGGAAGCCGGACGGGAGCTGGTCAAGATCGACGTGGTTATGGATATTGCCTACCGCAAGCGAAGTCCTGAAGCAAACCGGCTCATGTGGATGTTGTACACCATCCTTGCTGAAAAGCTGTCACGGGAGAACGGAACGCGTAACCGGATAACGCCGGAGGAGCTGTACGAGCAGGACATGGCAGATTGGGCACCACGGCACGAGATATTCTGCAAGAAAGATTCTGTCCAGTTCTTCAAGATGGTTCTGGAGCAGGAAAAAGGGCACGTCCATTCGATAACCGAAAAGGGAGACCTTTGCCGTATCGAGGTCTGGCAGACCTCAAGCTATTGGAACAGCTTCCAGATGTCCGAGCATATTGACCGGCTACTGAACACACTTGAACAGATGGGCGTGATACGGGAGAACAACGGAGACCTGGACAAGATCATGCGGGATGTTGAGGAATGGAGAACCGATGGAGGCGGAGACGATGGCACGGGTAACGATCAAAAAGCATGAGGACGGTACGATATCCTACGAGCGCGGAATAAACAAAGCGCCGAATGATGGCATCACTGTCCGGCTCATTAAGAAGGGGAAGGCTTGTCATGGCGCACGGGTGGAGATCACTCAGTCAGCCGATGGCATGGAGTTCTACGGAAAGATTGTGGAGGAAAAGGAATGAAGGAATACAAGATTGACCTGTCAGGTTATGAAGGTAAGGTTCGGGAAGTGGTGAGCGAGGCGGTTCAGGAAAAAGCGTTTGAATTGGGGTATGGTGGATGGCCTTCTTGTGGGAAAAACATCGCGCATTCCGATATGCCTTATTTGTTTATAGAATTACACACCATTGAAATGTGTGAAGATTATCAACGCAAAGACTTCAAGGACCATCCACGCCCCGAAATCTCCGCTGCCGACTTTCTCGCACTCACACCGGAAGACGTACAGGACGAAGTAATCGTTACAACCGAACCGGCAGAATGGTTGCTGGTAACCGGAAGTGAATCGCTGACGCTTGTCCCGAATGGCACACGTGTTGTGAAAATAAATGAAACCGGCGTATTAAGCGTTGAGCCATTCACACGAACAGTAGCCGAGCGGTTTTTACCCAAGGAGGGAAAATGAAAAACTTACTGCTTATTCTATCAGCGATCCTGCTGGTATCATGCGCTCAGCCGGAGACAGAATACGTGGATCGTCCGGTTGAAGTTGAAGTATCCCGATATGCAATCGAATACCAAGTCACGTCTGACATTGGATTCGTCGAGCTTGTGCGCTGGGGGTCCCCGTACTATCGCGGCTCCATCGAAGTCGATCGGATGTACACCCCGTTCTCAATTGGGTATGACATTCTCCCGAAAAATGCGCTGATCTATGCGTACACTCGGGACAATGCCGAAATCACCGTGAGTGTATTCATAAACGGGCAGTTGCGATTGACAGACCGGAGGGAGAAGGACGAAGCCGGGACGTATGCGCAGGTGTTCATCGAGGACGTTGAATAATTTGGTTCACAGGGATTCTTTACAAAAAAGGATTCCTGTGTTAATATGGTTGTAGTTGACGGGGTGGTTTCCGTTGACAAGGGTTTCCTGCACGGGATACCATACAAGAAAGACTTGCGAAACCAGTGCGACGTGCATCGCACATGATAGGACTAACCACCCTATCGGTTTCGCAAGTCTTTTTTTATTTGAGGTTAAAGATGGCAAAGAGAAAAGCACTATCAAAAAAGCTACGGTTCGAGGTTTTCAAAAGAGATTCTTTCAAATGCCAGTATTGCGGAAGGGGCGCTCCGGAAGTTGTTCTTCATGTAGACCACATTAAGCCTGTAAAGGAAGGTGGAGATAATTCTCTTTTTAATTTGGTTACAGCATGTCAGGATTGTAATTCAGGGAAAGGCGCGAGATTATTATCTAAACAAACAGAGCTTAAAAAACAAAAAGAAGAGCTTGACGCCCTTAATGAGCGTAGAGAGCAAATAGAAATGTTGATGCAATGGCGTGAAGGTCTTAAGGCTGTCCATGACATAGAAATAAATGCTGTAAACAATGCTTTCCAAAAAGCGACAGGATATTCTTTTAACGAATATGGACTTACTCAGATATCTCGCTTGATAAAGAGATATAGCCTTATAGAATTGCTTGAAGCTATTGAAGGTCTTGGATTTAAGTTTGATCCAAAAAAAGGAGATGCTATAAGATTTTTGAACAGGCTTTGTCAGGTCGAAAGAGAAAAGAAAGAATGTCCGTATATAAGTGACTTGTATTACATAAGAGGAATTATTAGAAACAGGTTTCGAGATTATGAAAGATATCAATATTATGTAATTGAATATCTTAAAAATGTTTATGGAATGGGAGCACGTCTTGAAGAAATAAAGCAGGTTGCATCAACAACATCGTCATGGAAAGAGTTTACACAATATTTTTCGGAGGTATATGAATGAGTACACAGCGTTATATTTCTACTTCTTTTTGGGATGATGAGTGGATACAAGAATTGGATCCATCTGAAAAATTGCTTTATTTATATTTTATGACAAACCCACTTACAAACATTGCTGGTGTTTATAAAATATCTGTACGGCGTATTTGTTTTGATACAGGATTCAATCAAGATACAATCGGCTATTTAATGACAAAGTTTCAAAAAGCAGGGAAGGCATACCGTATAGGAGAATATATAGTTCTTCCTTCTTGGCCTAAACACCAGAAATGGGAAAAGGCTCCAAGAATTAAAGATGGAATAATCGCTTGTCTTTGCAGTTTGAATGAAGAGATGCTTCATACTCTTGTGAAAATTGGTTATAAGTTCGATCTTAAACAAGTCTTTGATACCCTATGTATACCCTATACATACCCTTCCAACTATTCTGATTCTGATTCTGATTCTGATAATGATAGAGATACGGAAAGTGATACGCCGGATAAACCGGCTAAGTCTCCAAAACACAAACACGGAGAATACAAACACGTACTTCTCACCAGTGATGAATACTTGAGACTATGCGAAGAATGGGGAGAGCCTGAACTACTTCGCATGATTAAAGAGCTGGACGAAGGGATTGAGGCTAAGGGGTATAAGTACAAGAATCATAATATTGTAATACGTAATTGGAAGAAGAACAGCAAAGGTACGCCTATTCCTAAACATTCCTTGAAAGAAGCGCCGAAGTGCCCGAAGTGCGGGAAAAAACTTTCCGCTTTGTTCTGCGATAACTGCATGATTCAGTTTAACAGCCAGCTGGAGGAACTATGAAAAACTTTAATGAGGATATGGAGCGTTCCGTACTTGGGTCGATGATACTGTCTCCAGAGTTTATTCCGAACATAACCCATGCAGTAAGCGAGATGGATTTCTATCTCGGCAAGCACCGGGAGATATTCCGGGAAATAGTTGCAATGAGTGACAACGGCGAGGAGATAAACATCGTCACGCTTTCCGCACGGCTTCATGGACGATATGCGGTTGACGTTGCACAGCTGACCGATGTTGTTCCGTCCGGTGCTAACTGGGCATTCTACTGTCAAAAGGTGAGCCGACTTTCCCAGCTTCGATTATTCCGCGAAATAATGAGCAACGCCGGAGACGTGAATGAGGATAACATCACGGAGAAGTTGAATGCAATCGCGGCAGATGCGGCGAGGATTGCAGAGGCTTCGGGAGGCGGGAAGATAAAGACGGCGCGTGATTTTATTATCCCTATGATTGATTATTTATCGGATGCGCTGAAAAGGAAAGAACCGCTTTCCGGATATGACACTGGGCTGATTGCGCTTAATGAAATAACCGACGGACTGCAGAATGAGTACATAATCATCGGGGCTCGGGCTTCAATCGGAAAGACGGCACTAGGCATAAACATTTCCCGGGCGCTTGTTCAGAAGGGAGTAAAGACCGCGTTCTTTTCGCTTGAGATGTCCGGCAGGGCGCTACTTCTTCGGATATTGTCAGACTTGACAAACCAGCAAGCGGGGAAAATGAAAAGCGGAATGTTCGTAAAGAACAGCATAGAACCAATCCAGAAGGCTGGGTACAGGATGGCTGAATGGCCGTTGTATATCCTTGACGATACGCGGGGAGAGTTTGACCAGATAATAGCAAAGACGCGGTACATGGTTCGGTGCTTGGGAGTGCAGGCGGTTTTCATAGACCATGCTTCACTACTCAAATACAAAGACCGGAAGATACCGAGATATGAACAGTTTGCAGAGATGAGTAATGCACTCCAAAACTTGCAACGGGAATTGAAAGTGCCGATTGTTGTAATGGCACAGCTCACTAGAGATGCGGAGGGCAAGCGCCCGACTATTGCTGACCTTCGGGAGTCCGGGGCGTTCGAGCAAGACGCTGACCAAGTATGGATAATTCACCGGGAGCGACAACTCAAAACCGGAGAGGATTCCATTGATTCAGAATTGATTATAGCAAAGAACCGGAACGGCGCGTGCGGAATAGCCGAGTTGCTTTTCCAGCCGCACTTTGTCCGGTTTGTCGATAAAGCAGAGAAACGATATGAGGGGGGAAAGGAATGAAACCCCTATGCCCTCACGCTTCAAGATGCTGGAAAGGCGGCGGATCATACAAGTGCGCGTACACCCCGCCGTTCTGTGATAAACCACTGATACCGAAGGAGCCGGAAAAATGTCAATCGAAAACACAGCGATAGCCTACGGGGACCCACGATACGGCAGATCATGCGCTAACTGCGTATACTCAAAAAGCCACGTTTCGTTTGGCTTCATGTGTGAGCTTTTTGACTCACCAACAAAGCGCGATAAATGCTGCGGACACTGGGGCGGGGAGATCGTGCCGGAGCCGGTGGAAGAAAACCAGGGGGAACTGTTTTGAAATACCTTTCAGTATGTTCTGGAATCGAAGCCGCATCTTGCGCATGGGAACCGTTGGGATGGGAGCCAGTCGGGTTTTCAGAGATAGAACCGTTTCCGTCGGCCGTGCTTGCGCATAGATTCCCTACCGTGAAAAATTACGGCGATATGACAAAATATAAGGAGTGGAAAGATGTCGGACAATTTGACGTTTTGGTCGGAGGAACACCTTGCCAATCATTCAGCGTTGCGGGACTTCGGAAAGGACTTGATGACCCGCGCGGGAATCTCATGCTCACATTTGGATCTATTGCAGATCATTTCAGACCAACCTGGATTGTCTGGGAAAACGTGCCTGGTGTCTTGTCATCTAACGGAGGACGAGATTTTGGTTCCTTCCTCGGGATGCTGGGCAAACTCGGGTATGGGTTCGCCTATAGGATTTGTGACGCTGAATACTTTGGAGTGGCACAAAGACGCCGCCGTGTGTTCGTTGTCGGATACTTTGGAGACTGGCGACGTGCAGCACAAGTATTATTTGACGCCACGAGCCTGTGCGGGTATCCTGCGCCGAGCAGAGAAACGCGGGAAGGAATTGCCAAATCAGCTGCGTTCAGCGCTGGAAATAGTAGCGAATCAAGGTCGGTAGCGTATGTCGAGGAAGGCACCCCACCGTTAAGAAGCGGAGCAAGCGGAACTAATCAGGTTCCGACTTGTGTTTGCTTTGAGCCTCGCAGCCCAGATGGATGTGCAAGACTTGTCGGAGATATAGCACCAACGCTAAACAGAATGGGCGGAGGTCAGAGGGAGCCGTGTATCATGTCAACCGGTCAAGGAAACGCCGAAACCACGGAAGGACACGCGCCAACGTTGAACTGCAACCATGAAGCGCCGATATTGGCATACGGAATACCCGGAAACTGGATAGGCAGAAAACCAGAGAACGGCGGAAACGCGGTCGAGCCAATGAAAGACGTTGCTCCGTGTCTAACAAAAACAGATCGTCACGGCGTTGCTGGTTCTACCGTCCGACGCCTAACCCCGCGGGAATGTGAACGGCTTCAGGGATTTCCGGACGATTGGACAAAGATACCATGGAGAGGTAAACCGGAGGAAGACTGCCCGGACGGCCCGAGATACAAGGCTTGCGGAAATAGCATGGCTGTACCCGTCATGCGGTGGATAGGCGAAAGAATAAACCAGGGGGAACTGTTTTGACCATTCCCGCGAAATACAGCACTATATGCGGAATACAGCAAACAGGAAAAAAAGATAAAAAAACGTTAAAAATGATATAAAAACACTTTACAAACCATTATTTATGATATAAGATTAAAGTACAGACAGGGAAGAAAGCCCTGAGATAAAGAGAGCGGGAAGCCGCGAAGGACGGGGAAGATGGAAAAGATTTGGTGGCAGAGACTGACAGGGGAAGCAAAAGTGGAATATGAACAGCAGCAGCAGAAGCTGTGGGACAACGAGATAACGGAAGAAGAATCAGATGCTATTTGTGATCGTCTTCGTGCTGAACTCGAAGCATCAGAACGAAAGCCGCTTCAATTCAACCAGAAGAACGGTGGAGGTCATTGGGTAAACGGATTGAGTGCAACCTGCTGGGTAGATGCAGATGGTACAATTAACGTAAAAACAACCGTTCCTGGACAGGCGCAGTTTTACGAATCGATGATAGCCGACGAACCAGAATATAAGCGGATTTACGGATAAGCCGGAGCGTATCCGGCAAAGGGGTGAATATGGATGACACTTATAACGAGCTAAAAGCATTTTTGAAGAACCAAGACAACAATATCGACGTTGATTTGTATCTTGGGCTTTATGAAAAGCTTGTCAATGCAGGAACATCGGGATGCGCGTTTATCGGGAATGATTATCATTACGCAGATCAATTGTTCCAGTGGGGGTTTGTACAAATAATGATGACACCGATCCGGAAAGATGGGGTTTGCCGCGGAAATGTTGTTACGTTTTATTCACTTATTCCCGCAAAGGAAATACTTGGATAGGCAAAGGAGAGAGTGATGAAAGGATTCAAGCAGTGGTACGTCAGAATGGTCAAGCCGGAATATGCGAACCGCTCATATCGTGAGCTGGTCGAGATTTTCGGCAGTGAGTTTCGGAACACCGGGAACATTGAGCTTCCCGGCAGAATGACAAAGACCGGTAATCCGGCTATTTGGTAGAACTTGGGAAGGAGATGGGAAGATGAAGTTTATTGTGTTTGAAAAAGCGAATGTGAATGACACTCGGGAGCCGAGCTTCACTAGCGAAAAACCGCTGAGAGAAACGAAGCGTCTTGCAAGTCGGAGACAAGCTTTCCGGGATTCAACGATGGTCATTGAACATGAATCAGGAACAATGGTTGCTTTCAAGAAACCCGGCGAACGCTGGACCGAGGTTGACGATTGCAACGAAGAAGGAGTGAAGGTATGAATGATCTCAACTCAATGCTGATTGAAGGCGAGCTTGCGGAAGATGTCTGGTTTGGGGAAAATAAAGACGGTGAAAAGATCGCACAGGTTTTTTTGTACAGCCGAAGGTATTTTACTTACGAGAGAGATACCGAAAGGGAACAGACAACCGTTAAAATTATTGCCGAAAGAAACCTTGCAGAAAAAATCAAGGATTTGAAAAAGGGCAGAAGGATACGCGCTGTTGGAAGGCTCAGGAACGAGCGGTGCATGACCGGGAGCCAGGAAGTGAATTGGGTGGTTGTTTGCGCAGAGCATATCGAAATCAAGCCGAGCTACGAAAGCAGGGACGACTGACATGACAATCCGGGAGATAGTGACAGACATTCTGGACAATTCTCCCGAGACTGTTTTTTCATTGTGGTGGTTGGCTGATACGGTCGGCGCCCTGCATGGAAGCCGTTGTATGCCACATACCGTCCGGGAAACCTGCCGAGACTACGCAGACCGGGCGGGTGCTGAGTTCTACTGCGTTGACCGGAAGCGCAGTCAATATCGTTACGTTCCCGGGGTGAAGATCGCCGGGGCATTGGAGGGGAGAGAATGAAAGAATTGGCGATAGGTGAAATCGGACTTGTTGACGGGAAGCCGGTCAAGTGCATTGAGTGGGATACTCTAGAAGGCGGTTGCAGAGGTTGCGCGTTTTATGCTAAGGAGTGTGAAACTTCTACCACTTGTCCGTGTACCGAGAACAAAAGAAAAGACAAAAAAAATGTAATGTTTGTCCCGGTCGATTCATGCACATGGACACAAGTCTCTGACGGGATCTGGCACACATCATGCGGACTGGCTCACGTGTTCACCGCCGGAACGCCGGAAGAAAACCATCATCGGTACTGCCCGTACTGCGGGAAGGTGCTGGAAGCTGTTTATTACAAGGAAGGCGATAGGTGAAAAAAAGCTATGACAGAATACTTTATGAAGTGATTCAAAAAGCGTTCCGAAACATTAAGGAAATAAAAGACAACCCGAAGAAACCATATAAGCTAAAAAAGACAGAGCTTCCGGACATGAATGTTTATTATGCGGAACCAAAGGAGAGGAAGGAATGAACCAGCTTCCGCTTGAAATAACAGACAAAAGAATAAACGCCTGTGTTCGAGCTTGCGAAGGGTTGCCGACAGAGTTACTTGCTGATCCGGAGTATAGCATCAAAGCAGAGCTTGACACGCTGGATGAACAGATAGCAAAACGGCTTGAAGCAGAGAGCAAACTATCGGAGGCAAAATCATGACCGCCAGCATACTTCTAAGCATGGCACAGCAGTTCGCGCTGGAAAACATCTTGACAGTCGAGGAAGTGAAGACCTCCCGAGCGTATGTTGAAATGCTCATGCGGAGAATTGAAGCAGAGTTTTCCGAGGACTTGCAAATAGGGTTCAGGAATGGAACAGCGGATCTTGAACATCGAGCAGATTGAAAAGGAGAGGGTAATGAATGCCAGAAAAGTAGAGTTTGACTATTTGGAGAAAGACGGACGACGCGGGGAATGCGTCTCAATGGTTGTCTGCAATCCCGGAGAGGAAGAAAAAGCACTTCTTGAGCGTGGGTACCGGGAAGTAAAAATCAAGAATGTAAAAGATAACCTTTTCAAAGCAAATAAAGTCTGTTAGACTTTATATATCAATTTTCAGGAGGACGAAGGAATGGCAAGCGACAAGGCGTGCGGACTCGAAATTACAAACGAGTTCACCATCATGGGAACAATCGACAACATGAAAAGCGGGAAGGGCAAAAAGCTTGTTCTTACTTTGACAATCGACGACAGCGAGGAAATCGTAAATATCAACGATTCGCGCGGTTGCGTGTGTCTGTTTCATGTTGCGGTTTCAAAGCGAAATGAATCAGGCGAAGAAGAAGAGCAGGACGAGCTTGACTTCGACGACATTGACCCGGAGGTGTAAATGACTTTCAGTACTGCGCGAGATTTGAACATAATTTGCATTGACCCTTCCTTGCGTAGTACTGGAGTGTTCATTTGCGAGAAGGGAGAATGCAGGGCGTATTCAATCCAGAAAAAAGACGAGCGAAAAACAATGCTCGGAATGTATATCAAACACTTTGCGAAAGAAGCCAAGAAAAAATATGACCTTTGTGTTATCGAGGGTTATTCAATGGGGAGCCGTGGGTCGGCGGCAACTGTCCTTCCCGAAATAGGCGGAATTATCCGGGCTTGTTTCATTGCGAACGGAACGCCGGTTATTGAAATCGCGCCTATGACGTGGAAGAGTATCACCGGGCTGTTGAAGTTGAAGCTCCGGAAAAACTCGGTGTCGGAAAAGCGGGAATATCTGAATCATTGCTATCGTGTGTTCGGGTTTACTTTCGACAATCCGGACGAGTGCGATGCCTTTTATATGTTCTGGTCGCTGGTGCAGATTTCCAGGGGGAACTTCAAGAAGGGCGTAGGCTCAAAAATCAGGTATGAACTTGAGGATTATAAAATAGCACTGTGAAAAAATGGAGCCAGAGGGAGATGGAGAAAATCATGGATGAACTTGAAAAGAAAGACGAACGGGTGGCGATATTCAAGCGTGATCGGTGGACGTGTCAAGCTTGCGGACGATCAGTGTATATTCATGGCACTCCGCAACTGGCACACGCGATCGCGAACACGAAGGCAAATCGAAAGAAGTACGGAAGCGAAATCATAGATCACCCACTGAACCGGAAGGCTGTCTGCTGTTTGAAGTGTAACGATAAAATGAACATAGGGTTCAATCCGGTTGAAAGCGAGAAGCTGGTTGACCGGATTCTTGCACAGATAGAGGTTGATAAATGAAAAAAGCGCTTGCCGTTCTGCCAGAAAAAAATGAACAAAATGCAAAAAAAAGATATAAAAACGCTGGACAACATTCTATTTATGATATAAGATTAAAGCATGGAAAGGGGAATTAAACCCCGAAATAAAGGAACCGGTGAACCGGGAAGGAAGGGAAAAGATGCGTACGGTAAACACAATGAGGTCTATGGGCGATTCGTTTGAAATGGGGATCAACGAGCTTGAAGCAAGCATAAGATCTTACATGGCCGATGGAATGAGCCGGGATATGGCCACTGAAAAAGCAATGGATGTTGGAACAGCGGAGGAATTGTCTATTCCTCCCACTTCTGTGTAAAGGAAGGGAAAGATGGACAATGAAACCGTAAAGAACGATACCACGAAAGTTCGCCCGAGATGCTGTGCAACCTGTTTGTTTGCCGGTGTAGAGTGCAAGCAAATGAGCGAGTTCAAGCCGGCGGATGATCCGGAAGAAACAGTTGTGACTTGCGCACATTTTATGTATTACGATTAAACGGCATCCCGGAGCCTATCCGGGAAAGGATGGAAGAGATGGGATTAAACGACACGGAAGAAAAAGACCTTGTATGGTTGCCGAAAAAGACCTGTGAGGAAATCAAGAAGGCTGAATCGGAAAGCGCACAGCTCGAGATAATTCAGAAATATCTTGACAACACAAAGCGAAGCATGGCCGGCGATCTTGAGCAAATGGAAGAAGATACCATTCGTTTCAAAGGCATGTTGCTTTCATACAAAAAAGCATACAGTGAGGCGCTTAATGCACACTATGAAGCTATAGAAAAGATGTGGGATGAAATCAACAAGCAAATGCCGGACATGAAAAAAGAGATTGAAAAGGTCGTTAAGCAGGTTGAAGAAATATACCCTGCTATTGAAAACGTGCAGGCGCTTATTGCAGATGTGTCTGGGAAAATGAGCAACATAAACACCTACGAACTCACAAGGATGGTCGAGCTTATCGAAAAAATTGAGAATTGCGACGAACGAACTCGCAAGGTTCTTGAGAAGGTATTATCACTATAGCGAGTGACTGCCCTTCGGGGCAGGTAAGCGACAATCCCGGTCACAAGTCCGGGAAACAAGGAGAAAAAGCGTGACGAAAAGAAAAGACCCGACGAAAAAGCAGAAAACCGGAAGGAAGCCGATGTTCACCGAGCCAGCAGTCAGACGGCTGTTGACCATCCCGACATCGGTATACGACCGGATACCTGGATCGAAAAGCGTGTTCGTAACCGAAGCGGTTATTGAGAAACTGGACAAAGACCGGTAAGACCGGCAAAGGAAGGACGAAGATGGGAATATCAGAGATTGAAGCAATGCGGCAGGACTTTGAAAGAGCGCATTCCGCAACCAGTTTTTCACCGGAAAGACGGGCGGCATCATGTGTTCAGGATTTTTCAAGTGAGCTTGAGGCTGACTTGCGGGCACTCGGTGGAAGCACGGGGAACTACAAGGAGAAGTACCTTGCCCACCTCCGGAAATGGACAGCCGCGAAGTCCCGTACCATGTCTCCGATGATTACAGGACCCGCGAACTTTCCCGCAGAGCGCAATCGCAAAGCGTTTGACCGTGAGATGCGAGCTTGGGAAGAGTTCCAAGCGTGGAGGGAGCGATATTTCAAGCGGGCAAACCGCGTCCCGACAAAGACCCCGGAAGAGGAAATTGACGATGCACTGATCCGGCTTGAGAAAGAACGGAACGCCCACACCCTCATGATCGAGGTAAACAAGATCCACCGCCGGAAAGTCAGCGATGAAGAAAAACGGAAAGCGCTTGCCGAGGAATTGGAGCTTGCTCCGGAAATGGTCGAGAAGATGATGGAGCCGGATTGTTTCGGTCAGCGGGGATTTGCTTCCTGCTCACTTACGAACAGCAATGCACGGATAAAGAACCTTGAACAGAAATTGCTCATCATGAAAGCACGGATTGAACGCCGGGACACCTTCGAGAAGATCGACTTCCCGGGCGGGACGATTGACATTGAGAATGACCGGGTTGTCATCAGACACGACGAAAAGCCGGAACCGGAAGTTATTCAGCAACTCAAGGCAAACGGTTTCCGATGGTCACCACATTGGAAGTGCTGGTGCAGAAAACATACCGCGAACGCACTGCGGGCGGCAAAGATTGTCTGCGGAATAAGGAGCATGTAATGAAATACAAAGTAGGGGATAGGGTAAGAATCCGGGGAGACTTAACGAGAGATAAGAATCTTCGCTTTGGCGTTGTCGGACTAATGGCGGCAATGGCCGGGAGTCTTGCAACTATATCAGAGGTGCGCGATGGCGATCCAGTAGCATATAAACTCAAGGAAGATCCCGGCGGCTTCAAGTGGTCTGAAGAAATGTTTGAGCCGGTAGAACAATTTTCCAGCGGCGGGATTGTACAGGACGATGACTCGCGAACAATTGTCACTCTTGGTGAAATGATAAAACCTTGTTCAATGATTCCTTTTGGAACTATTCCCCTCTTCCTTAGCGATGAGAAAAAAGAAAAGATCGGAATTGTGCCGACTAACGATCCGAGGTTTTCTGATATGGAAGTGACATTACAAGGTTTCGAACTTAGAGAGAATGCCAATGAGGTGCGGGACACCCCGACAAGAGGAACGTCTATTTTCAAATCAATGCTTGATTCTATTTCAATGCGTTCTGCACTAGAAAAATGTATAAGTCTTGCCGTTGAAAGTGAGTTCGGAACAAAAAAAAGCACAGGAATTGAATCCCGGAAAGATATCCGGAAACGTCTATTAAAGCTGTAGGAGGCTAAAGATGAAGGTTATTGAAAGTCTGTACAAGGCTACCATGGAAGCGAAACGGGCGCTTGAACTCCCCGGAATGATCCGCCAGACGGGAAGGATCTTGGACGACAAAGTGCGTGAGTTTGACGCACTGGTCGAGGATTCCGAGCTTGAACTGCTTCAGCTCCGGACTGAACTTGCCGAGGCTGACAAGTCAGACAAGGGCAGAGTGTTCGCAAAGATCGTCGAGAAGAAAATAGAGATCGAGGAAGCGAAGAAAATCGCCGACATTGCGAAGGAAGAAAAAGCCGCACTGTGGGCAGAGGTCAGCGCCGAGTAGTCAACCGCGTTTCCCCGGCGATACGGGGAGCCACGGGGAACCGAACAGGAGGCGCCGAGAGGTTCGAGACCTCTTTCCCCGAAAAGGCCCAGAGGTTTTGACTGGTTTGGACTTGAGTGCCTTACAAATGGACAGGGAAACAGTCCGCAATTCCCCGATGCGTGAAACGGGGGAACACGGAGGCGAGACCGCAAGGGGAAATGCGGTTGACAGCGGCAGGAACAACCGCGGGCAAAGGTGTGCCGAACAAGAACACCCACCGGTTCGATACCGGACGCCTCCATGCTTCTGTACAGAAGGAAACAGGGATGACCTGAGACAACCGGTGGAACTCCGGGGCGCAGTGGAAGCCTGCGAACAAGAAGGCGTTGCAAGCTGTAGATCGGCTGGGCAACAGGTACCGGGAAAGTCCTACCGATGCAGGTTCGATTCCTGCCGCCTTCAGAAAGCGTGAGGCCGCAAGGTGTAAGGCGGCAAGACGATACCGGGTAAGCAGGTTGGGATGGTACTCTCCTAAGCCCTCTGCCGGTATAGTTTTTCGAAGTGCCAGACTCCGGGTCAACGCCGGACACGCTTAAAGCCAGTGATGCAAGGTTGACATGGATTACGGGAGGAAGAAGATGCCTTTTATGACCGAGCCAACAGAAGCAGAATGTTTTGAGGCAGAACAAGAACTGCTTTTTGACGTTCACTTCCGACAACTTGATAGAGAAATAAGGAAGATGATTGAGCAAGATAAACAGAAAGGTGCCAAAAACACCGAACAACTGCTTCAACCTGACAATGGCTATGTATGCAACAGGCCCGGACAATGCGCTAAAGGTCAAGGCGGAAAGTGTTATTCCAATTTCGATTGCCCTGACAAGGCCATTACAGGTTAAGCAAATGTTATACAGACGGGAGGGAGGGAATATGGACGTACCTGAAAAATGCAATGGATGTTCTGATACCGGGCAATGGAAACGCGGAGTGTGCCAATACTGGCATAATTTTTATTCTGAACCGCGAAGGATGGCGCGCTGTAATGATAGAGGGCCATATCTATCATTAGAACAATCAGACCCGGCAAGACTGGGACACGCGGGAGACCGCGAAAGGAGTGAATCATGAGTATGGAAGAAGTGTCTTCGGAGTTTGCAGGGCTTGTAGAGTTGTCAGGAGCTGGTGAAAAAACAATCAATATGTATCATGCACTATGCAATCTTGTTCACCTTAACTGCTGTGAAGAAGAAGGAATAGGGTGCGCCATGCCAACACCCGAACAGTGGACCGATGCTTTTAACAGTGCAAAAAAAGCGCTTGACGCTTGGGAGGAGTGAATCATGAACGAAGAACTGACAAGGGTCTTTGAAAAATATGAACTTGAAGCAATGATTGAATTCTACAAAAACAATGATTGCTCAAGAAGAGTTGCGAGAGAACTCGCCACAGCCTTGCTTGCGGAAAAAGCAAAGCCGAAGGTATGGGACGGCGCGCCGGAATGGGCTGATCGAGCTGATGTATCATACAAGGGGAACGTAAAGGGTAAGATCAATATGTCGATCTACACCCGCGAGCTACCGAGAACCCGCATTGATGAAATCGCTGACGAAGTGTGGCACGAAATAAACAAAGGCGTAACTGGTTTACCTAATGATATAATAAAGAGAGGGCTGAAGAAATACGCGGAAGAACTCAAGGGGGAAGCATGATGGTTGCATATTCGATTGTGTATATATGCGGTCTTGTTTTATGGGCGTCTTTTGTTAGGTTTGCTGTCGATGATATTCCATACCGCATAGTATTTTATTTTTCTTTTTGTCCAATATGGCACGTGCTCTCAAAAATAATTGCAACTGCTTACAACAAAGCGGGGAAAGAAAAATGAGTGACAGAATCTTTTCGTATACCGTTATCCTTGACGGACAGTACAAGGACGAGGACGCGCAGTCTATTCAGGAAGCAATCGAAATGATAAAGGGCGTATCAAAAGTTGTCCCGAAGGTTGCTGATATTGAGCTTGCATTTGCGGTAGATCAGGCAAAGCGAAATCTTGGCCGTGATATAATCGAGCTGATATGCGATAAAAGGAAAGGTGAATGATAAAGCCAGTTCCAGACCTTCCAGAAACTATTTGCTGCCCGATCTGCGAGACCAGGCATAAGATGAGCGAGTATATCACCGTCTACACAAAGACGCTGGACGGGCGTATACTCAAGAGCATGATCTGTCCTGGATGTCATATATCACGCGGGTACGTGGTGGAGAAGGAGGGGGAATGAGAAAGAGGGGAATAAGCCTTAACCGAAAAAAGCTGAAAGAAAAAGTAATACGACTTGAGAATGAAAACAAGGCTCTTGTGTTAGGTCTACAGGTGTTGAGGATTGCCGGCGCAGTGCAGATGGAAGCAATGTGATGTTCATATGAATCACACCTTTCACTAGCAAAAACGCAGTTTTCAGAAGGCGGGGTTGTGCCTGGTAATGAAAGCGTTGTCATTAACAATAATGAAGGATGCCTGTTAAACAAAGAACAGGAGCAGCGTCTCCGGGATGCGTTAAGCGAGATGATCAACAAGGAGATATCATGACCGGCTTCATGTGTTCACCACCGCAAAGCTCAGGCAAAATCGTGAGATAAAACTTGCGAAAAAAGGCGCATAGGTATATAATAGGCAAGCACAGTTTGGATTGCCTGTCATACACCTCCTTTACCCCGCTGGCTGGACACCGGCGGGGATTTTTTATGCCTTGAAGGTCAGCACTTGCGTATACGGGAAAGATGATATACAATAAAAACGGGTGTTATAAAAAGGGCGTAATTATGTACGTCTTGCGTGGTTTTTGTAACCGTGTTTTAATTACTGTGCGGACTGGAAAACCGCCTAGGAAAGGATACGGAAGACGAAGAACCTTTGAAGGGTATTCACGGCTGACCGTAACCGGCTGTAGGGAGTTTTCCACCCTAACGAATACCTTTCAAAGGTTTTTTGTTTATGGGGCGTTGTAGTTACGGTTAGAAACGCTTTGAATCAAGCCGTCCGTCACAGGTTAAAAGGGAACCGGAAACAAGCCTGCGGGGTGGAGTTGTAGAACGATGCGCCCCGTCACTTCCGGCCATGGCAAGCATGGAAAGGCACGTAGGAAAGACGCTTGCACGTTCTTTCCCGACATGGTGATGCCTTGGCTCCAAAGAGCATGAGCAACGCACCGTGGGACAGCAACCTACCGGAGAGAGAAACACTCACCGCTAGGGGGAATTGTCTCCATGGCTCAACCTTCCACCGAAGAGCATAAAGGAGAACAGATGAAGCCCATAGAAGATGCTATGATAGAAAAACAACCAGCGACAAAAGAAAAGAACTGCCTGAGATGCTACCAGTGTGAGAACGGGCATTGCGATCAATACGACCTGCCGATAAGTCAGTCCTTCAGGTGCGGGCTGTTCATAACCAGACGCGACTTGCTTTGTGAAGAAAATTGATATATAATCATTGGCAAGGAGAACGTGATGGCGAAGCAAAAAGGACGACCCGAAAACCTTATTCCAGCAAACAAGCGAACCAAGGAAGAAGCCAGAGAGCTTGGCCGTAGGGGTGGCGTAGCGTCCGGAGAGGCAAGGCGGAAGAAAAAGTACTTCAAAGAGATATACGCCGAGATGCTTGCAGATGAATACCAAATAGAGAAAGAAGGAAAGACGGTAACCGGTTTACAGCTTGTCAAAGAGGTTGCACGTGACGTACTGCTCCGCAAAGATTCAGCATCCGTTTCAATGCTCGACCAAATGAGAAAGACCCTGGACGGCGATTCCCTTGAGATAGAAGCTACTGTTGAACAGGTAGACGCAACCGAGGGCATGACTTACGAACAGAAGAAAAAACTTGCTGAGGAATGGCTTGCAAAACATCGTTGACCAGCTCAGTGAAGATGAATGGCTCCGGCTGGTAGAGCAGTTGAAGCGCGAGGAAGTTGCGCCGAAGTTTAATGAGTGGAGAAAACCGCACCCGTACAAGATAGCGTATGGCGGACGTGGTGCCGGAGCAAAGACCGAATCTGCGCTTTCCCTGGTTGTTCAGTTCGGGGAAAACCCGCAGTACTTCGGCGACCGGGTAAACATCGTTGTTACCAGAGAGATAGAGAACACCATCGACTTGTCTTCATTCGAGACAGTCCAGAAGAAAATCCGGACACTGGGATACTCCGGGTGGAAGATTACCAATAAATACATTGAGAACACAAAGAACGGAAGCCGGATCACATTCCGGGGATTGTCTGACCTGACCGCCGACAACTTCCGGTCATTGCAGGACGTTGACATTCTGCTTTGCGAGGAAGCGCACGGGATAGGTTACAAGGCATGGAATGTTGTCTTGCCGTCTATCCGTAAGAAGAATGCTGAGGTCTGGGTGCTGTTCAACCGTGTTCTTGAAGTAGACCCGTGCTATGATATATTCGTATTGAATGAACGCCCCGGGAGTTGTATTCTCCAGCTTGAACCGGGGAACATTGACAATCCGTGGTTTGACCAGTCATCACTTCCAGAGAAAAGGGAAGCGGACTATAAGCGGGATCCGGATGAAGCCGCTCATATCTGGGAAGGGCTACCGAGGAAGCAGGGCGTGAACGCTGTCATGTCCCGGCTTGACGTGCTGGCCGCCATGGAAAGGAACATCGAGAATCCAGAGGGCGGGGAATGTGTCGGGGTGGACGTTGCCCGGTTTGGTTCAGATTCAACGCAGATATATCGCCGGAAGGGGTTGAAGACAGTGGATGGTGTTTCCTTGAGGGGATTCGATACCATTGCCGTGTCAGATAAAGCATACGCGGCAGGCGCAATCAACGTACCGTACAACATCGACGGCGGGTATAATCCCGGCGTTATAGACGTTCTCCGGAACCGGGGACGGGAAGTCCATGAAATAAACTTTGGAAGCTCGAAGGTGAATAATCCAGACCTGTATGCAAACATAGCCACTGAAATGTGGTTCGAGTTCCCGATCAAAGAGGCAGATATACCGAACGACCGGGAATTACTGGTACAGCTTACTGACCGGCGGTACGGGTATGACAAGAAGGGCCGGAAGATTATCGAGAGCAAGGATCTGTTCAAGAAGCGGAACGGCGGGAAGTCTCCAGACAAGGCTGATGCATTGATATTGGCGTACTACCAGCCGCACGGCGGATTCGACGAAGATATCCGGCAAGAGATGGCCGCACTGAGATCAAGGTAATGACAACCGACTGAACCCGTGGTATAATACCGCTTGAAGTGAGGTAGGATATGGCGACAAGAGTAGCAAGCTGGTTTTCGACGTTCGGCGGCAAGAGAAAGGTGGAAACAGATAAGAAGGATTCCCGGACGGTCAGGACGCGGGATTCAACCGGCACCGTGGTTGCAAACGTCGATCTGCTGGACGGTTTGTACTACGGGGAGATCCCGGAACTACAGCTTGCCTCAGCTCTTGCGCTTGTCCCGGTCAACACTCCTGTTTCACTCATTGGAATCCCGATGCCTACCGCTGACGATGACCTCACGAAAGACCGGATCAAGCTGCTCATTACCGAATACGCTGATGATTTCCCGACGATCGAGCGGACAAAGCTCATCCACGGCACTTCATGGAGATGGGCGCGATTCGATTCAAAAAAGAATAAAGCAGTCTGGGAATCAATCCCGGACGACAGCATAGAGGCGATCGAGTTTGATGTTATTTCTGGGGAAATGGTCGCTATCTACACTCATGACATATTCATGGTCAGCGTAGGAAACAACAAAACCGAACGCCGTGAGAGATACCGAAAGATCACGCGGGAACGCATTACCGTAAAATGGGTTGGCGGCACGAATAAGACGACGCTCGGGGAAACCAGCTCAGTGAATCCGTTCGGACACCTGCCGAGACCGTTCGGGCATGATTGTAAGGATGGAGCGTATCGCGGTCATTCAGTGTATGGACGGAACCTGCGACTGTACAAGAGCTATCACGAAGTCCTGCTTCAAGAAGTCCGTATTCTTGCCGAGTTCAATCCGAAACTTATCCACAATGTATCTGACGTGAAAGAATGGATGAAGAACAACGGATACACAAGCATAGATCAGATAGACAGCGACGTGTTCAACGCTCGGTTCTTCCTGAACAAACAGGGAGAGGAAAAGACCGAGATGCTGTACCTGGGAAGCGATGCAACCGGGTCACATGACAAGGCACTCGACCGGATTACGAAACTGCTGATCACCGGCTCAAATGTTCCTGAGCTATTCTGGGGTGGGCTGGCAACCGGTAACGCCGCGTCTACCGATACGCAGAAAGATCAGGCCGTACAGTACATTCAGTCACTACAGACAGAAGACAGCACCCAGTACGAAGGGCTGATAAACGATACCCTCGAAATCCTGTCATTCGTGGAAATGCGGCCCTACGGTAAATGCAAAATGAGTTGGGACCGGATTGATATGCTCAGCGAGGAAGTCAAGGCGCGAGTGTTCCAGACCGTTGCGGCCGGGATAAGCTCTATCGTTACCAGCGCTGGTGGAACCATAGATGACATTTTGTACTTCTGGAAAAAGTTCTATCCTGAACTGCCCGAGGAAGACCTTGAGACATTCGTTCCAGGAATAAATGAAACCGCAAAGCACAAGGCATTCTCGAATACCGACGCTATCAGCCAGGGTGAATACGAGTGACACGGAGAGAATACCGGGCAGAGAAGCGGAAGAACAAAACCGCGTATGCCCGGATACAGAAGAAGAACAATGGCTTAATTCGTGTTTCATACCTGAAATCAATAACGGGCTTCAAACGCATTGTTTCACGCTTGCCATCTACCTTATTGTCAGAGGCCAATCGGACGCGCCTAGAGGCCGCTATTGACCGCTCAGGGCTATTTGACGAACAGCTTGAGATTATAAAATCATCCGAACTAGAAGCAATGCGGGTCGGGAGCAAGGCGGACGTTGAATATCTTGCCGACGCATTCGATCGGGCAGGGATGGATATCACAAAAGGCCAGATAGAAGAGGCGTTCGAGAAGGTTCACGGAAAGCAACTTGCAATTTATCAGGTAAGCAATTCTTTCACCCCGCTTTCCCGGAAAGTAGCCGAGATTCCGATGCTCATGCAGAATCGGGGAAACTATTCTTTGTCATCTTCAATCTGGGAGGGGATAGATTCATTCAGTGATAAGATTATCGCGTACGTCCAGGGTTCACTTGAGGCCGGAATAGACCCGGTTAAGATTGCCAGAGGCCTTGAACGATACCTACGGGAAGGAAGCGAGTTTGTCATTGGTCAGTGGGGAGAGCTTGTACCGGGAACCAGTCGATACCGTAAGCGGATAGGTAAGGCCGGAGCAGATTACCGAACCCAGCGGGTAGTGAGAACACAGCTTTACCAGATGGTCCGGGACAACGAGATAAACAACGGCAAGATGAATCCGGCCAGCACGGGGCTTTTCAACTGGGTACTTTCCCCGGCCCACCTTGACTGGGGATGCGAGTGTCCGGACATTGCCGCAGGAGGGCCGTATACAGAAGCGGAAGCACAGGCGTATAGCGATTCGATTCATATAAATTGCCGTTGTACGCTGGAACCGGAACTGAAAGACGAGGAAGAGTTTATGCGGCAACTTGAGGAATACGTCAGAGGCGAAGAGACCGAAGGCGCACGAGAGATTGAGATATGGGCCATGCGATATGGCTTGACCGCATAAGTGAACCGTGCTATATTCAATGCAATCGCGGGACCCATCTCCCCGTCCTTTATTTGACCCTGCTGGCCCTTCATCTCCGGCAGGGTCTCTTTTTTATCTGTACAGCAATCCGAGAATATGATATAGTTATACAAAGGATAAAGGAGAGATGAATGATTGAAATGCTAAACTGCGATTGCATGGAATATATGGCGGGCTTGCCGGACAAGGCCTTTGACCTGGCGATTGTCGATCCGCCGTACCAGCTCGACCGCTGGAACCACGAAGGAAACAATAAAAAACGGATTGGGTCCACCGAAGGACGCAAACGTGACAAATGGGATAAAATGCCAAAGCCTGAATATTTTGATGAATTGTTTAGAGTTTCAAAAGAACAGATTGTTTGGGGAGGCAATTATTTCAACCTTGGACGGACAGTCGCCCCTATTTTATGGGATAAAAAAAACGTTGGAACACATTTTGCCGATGGCGAATACGCATGGACAAGTTTCAAAACAGGGACATTGAGAATATACAGGCTCCACATCTCTTCCACTGAGGTAAACACCGAAAGATTCCACCCCACCCAGAAACCCGTCGCCCTCTACAAATGGCTCCTATCCCGTTATGCGAAACCCGGCGATAAGATCCTCGACACTCACGGCGGAAGCGGCTCCATCTGCATAGCCTGCCATGACCTCGGGTATGATTTAACATGGATGGAGCTTGACGCGGATTATTACAAAGCAGCAGTTGCACGATACCAAAACCACGCCGCGCAGGGGACGTTGTTTGATCAAGCTGAACTGACAAGGAGCAATGGATGGAAGGCTTAACAGAAAAACAAGAAGCGGTTTACCAGTACATAAAAGTGTTTATTGAATCGAACGGATGGCCGCCTTCAATGGCAGAGATTGCTCAGCACTTTGCAATCTGTTCGGCGGTAGTGAAAGACACCTACCTGTCCGCACTTGAACGGAAGGGGTATATACAAACAATTCCAGGGAAGGCTCGGGCAATAAGGATTTTGAAATGACACGGCAGATTATATTTAACAGCATAGAAGCAGAGCGGGCAAGACAGGGAGCATTACACCAGAAGATCCCGAGCGAAACAGTCTGGAGTGATATCGGGCTTGAAGACCGGCGATACCTTGAAATGCAACTGGAGATGGTCCGGAGGCAGAACAACCACGGCGAGAACACCGGGGAACAGTCATGGTATCGACTTCTCCAGGAAGAATTGCTTGAAGTGTTCGTTGAAAGCAGGACGGAAGAAGAGGTTGACAATGAGCTGATACAGCTTGCCGCGCTTGCTATCAAGATGATTGAAACACGGGTAAGAAAAAACAGCCTATAATAATAACGGCATAAATAATCACGTCTTTTGTGAATCCGTATACTGTGCGATAATACGGAGTATGAAAAGAAACGAAGGCAATCTGCCTGACGGACTTGTATACCTCAACTTCAAGACCCCTGCCAGCGCAACGCTCCCGAAGGCATCAGAACTCCCGACACTCATTCCAGAAGAGACATTCAACGTACTCCGTGACGGAGACCAGAACCAGGAACCGTTGCTTGTAACCGAAGCGATAGACTTCCCGGTGGAAGGCTCGGGTGGCGTGTATACGAAAGAGTTTTTCCAGTCATTCCTGAACCGGCTCAAGGTTCATGTGTTCGGCGGAAACAAGCTCGGCCACTCATGGCCGGAAAGAGATGACTTCTTTACCATCGGCGGGAAGATCAATACCAACCAGGACGGAAAGACCGGAACCGTTTACCTGAAAATCTATATCCCGTCATTCGGATTCGAGACAACCAATTCCGGGTTTATCCGAAACGTCAAAGCAAAAAATGTACACTACTCACTTGTTACTTATCCGCAGGGAGAACTCCGGAAGGGAGATGATGGAGAATACAAGATGCACTTTGTGGAATCCATCGGGTATGAACGAAATGATGCCGTACCGTTTGAAGGCGGGGCAATGAAACAGCGCGTGAATACCAGTGAAGTGCAGAAGATTAACTTTGAACTCGCTCGGGAACTTATCGAGAACGGTAAGGTCTCAAGAGACGATAATGGGGAAGAGTTTCTCGTCAACGGAAAAGTGTCGCGTCCCATGCTCCGCCGTATGGTGGCCAATGCTGACTGCGAACGAAAGTCCGAAATCGGGGAATTGATCTCCATGATAGACAAACGAAAAAACGGAGGTAAACCCGTGGAACTGAAAGAAGCCATCGAAATGGTCTCGAACGCGGCCGCAAATGGAACCGTGAATCTGAAAGACCTGATGAAAAACTGCGGAGCTGAAAAGCTGTTGCGTAATGAGAAGGACGATGAAATGATTGCCCTTGCCAATTCGCTCACCGCAAAACTTGGAGACAAGCCGCTCGAAAAGCTCGAAGTCGTACTTGCCGAAAACAAAAAGAACGCTGAGGCGATTGCCGAAAACGCGGTCATTGAAATCGTCGGGAAAAAGAAGCTGGAGAACGGCGAAGAAAATCCCGCCTTCACCCATGCGATGAAGGAAGTCAAAGGAAAGACCGGCGAAGCACTCCAGAACGCTATCGAAGCGCTCAAGGACGATCCGGTCATGAAGGTCTTGCTCGGAAACGTCGCAGACCCGAACGCCAGGATCAACGCCGTGGTGACCGACAAGAAGCTCGCTTCCAGCGAAGTGAAAGCCTACTAAGGCAAGGAGACAGAAATGGCAAAGAATTGTTTTGTAAAAAAAGAACCTGCCGGTTATGTCCGGCTGAAAAACACCACCGGGGCTATCCTTTCCGCTGGTGAGTTTTGCATCCTCGGTGATCTCGGTGCTATTGCACAGGAAGAGATTGCCATTGACGCATACGGGGGGTTCTTGATTGGTTCAGGAACCGAAGTCCAGACCGCAACGCTGACCGATTCCGAAGACGACTTCGACACGGTTGACGACATTGTTTACTGGAACGACGTCAAAAAGTCCTTCTCGGACCGCCTGACTGTTGGCTACTACAAGGTTGGCCAGCTCAAGACAGTAAAGGATTCCGGTGGTGTGATCGTGTTCACCAAGTTCGAGAAAGCCGAAATTGTGGCGACTAACGTTGCTACCCTCCAGGCTGTTGTCGAAGCGAACGCCGCACTCGGCGGACGGTTCTTCAAGAAGACTGCCACGCTGACCAGTGCCGCCGCCGCAACTCCCGTTCCCCTTCTCACCGATGCAGAAGTCGGATCAGGGAACAAGGCATACGTCTCCAAGATTTACTTCTCGGTGGACGGAGATGACGATTGGGCAAGCACCGCAAACGTGACCTTGCAGGACACTGCGAACACTCCCGTGGTTGGAGCAAGCGTCGCTGTTGCCGGACTCGTCGGCAACGCGATGATCGACGAAGGGAACTCGAATGTCACTCTTGGCGAGGCTATCGCTGACGGCGACGGATTCACTGAAGGTAAGGGCCTCGACATTGCCGGTGATGCAAACGGCACTGGCTCGGATCTTATTGTAACCGTGTTCGGTTGCATCATGTAAAAGGAGAACACAATGAGAATTATCAACGCCGCATCTGTTGCGGAAGAACGTGTGAAAAATGGCGAGTGCCGGGTTGCGAAGGTCTACGCCGGAACCGCTGAAGAGAACCTTTCCGCAAAGACTACCGAAGTGTATGGCAAAGAGCAGTACAAGATCGGTAGCGCAAAGTGGAAAAACTCCGCGGGGTACTTTGCCCTGTGGGACGAAATCGGAGCGATGCAGTATTCGATCAAGCAGAAGAACGCCGCCAATCCTGCGACACCGACCGAACTTGCCGCGTATTACGCAAAGCTGTTCATCGACGTGCAGCGCCAGGCAGACGACCTTCTGGACATCACCCCGTTCATTGCAAACATCATCAAGGCCGAGGATGCTCAGGAAGTGTCCTACGTCCGCAACTGGCTTCCCTTTGTCGGTAAAGAAGAGGTAATCTCCGGAACCAATGACAAAGTGCCGTTGATGGACGAAGCCGCCGCTGCGACCGAACAGATCGTGCAGAAGATTCGCGCATTCGGATGGAAGGCCAGCGTCAAGTATATGGCAATGGCCCCGATTCCCGTTCTCCAGCGCGTGACCGAAGCGGCCGCAAGGATCTCGACCGATTACCGGAATGCTCAGATGATGGACCCCATCAATGCGGTTTCCTCGGTAGGATTCAAAGCGAAACACGCTCAGGCCGCAGCAACCGGTGATACCTTTGACCTCAAGATGTACAACACCATCCGGAAGGCAAGGAAGAAACTCGGAGCGCTGATTCACCCCATGTACACAAACCGTCTGGTTTCCAGCATGGCCGGGTTCAACGCTCCCGGACTTCTGGTCCACCCGAACGATCTGTGGGACGTACAGCGCGTTGTTTCCGGATTCACCGCCGGTGGATTCGTGCAGAACATCGCCAGCCTGCCGATTGGCAACATCATTCCCTACGCCTGTGGCATTCAACATGGCGAGACCTACGGAGAGGAAACCCTGTTGCTTCCCGGCGTAGCTGAAGGAAAGGCGTACATGTTCATCCCCGGACAGGCAATGATCGTTGACAAGCGGGACACCACTCTTGAAGTCGGCTCCGGTTCAGTTCTTGAACTGTCCACCGAGGAAAGAAGCTGGCACCGCATTTCCGGCGACAACACCGCGTATATGATCGGCGGTGCGGCAGAAAACACCGGAAAGGGCACCATCGTTGAAATCACTTGGCCCGAAGATTCCTAAGTGAGCTGTTTCCTTCTCCCGATTGGGGGCTTGCCGGTTCGAGACCGGGGAAGGAAAGAAGAAAAAACAAGGAGCGGTTTATGGCAACATTCGATCAGGTAAAGACAGTGAGATTGAGAATCCATGACCCGCTCGGCTTTATCAATCTGGTAGAGGCGGACGAACTTCCGGCAACACCAGCAAACCAGACCGCGTACACGATCACCGATTCCGGAGTGTATCAAGAATACCGGAGCGAGGTCTGGGCGGATGTACCGCTTGAGATATCCGACGAACAGATAAAACTACTCATTGATCTATATGGGACAGACGGAGCAACGGTTCAGGCTATCAAAAACATAATGATGTCACTCGGGCAAAAGCTCGGGCTTGAATCGCACTCAAGCGGAACCGAAACGGTAAAGTATCAAAGCCTTTCCAGCTTGTACAACTTCTACAAGAATATGCTTGCCTCCATGAAAGAAGATATAGCCGTCTCGGAAGGGGTCAGCACCGGCAGGGTATTCAACACGACACGTCCGATTATCGGAGGAGTTGAGGAGTTATAATGTCACTATTGGCGCAAATGAGAACCGGGTATGAATTACTGATTAAGTTCAATCCTTCAGTGGCAAAACGCTGGGTTTATCCTATGAAGGACAACGGGCTTGGTGTAATGATCCCGGACTTGGACAAACAGCCGGAAATCAAGATGGAGGCCGTTCGGCTTTCACACGAATCTGGAAGTGTGCCGACAAACGCAGTAGGCGTAACCGGGCTGTCAACGAACGCATCTTGCTTCCTGAACCTGTACCATGACAGCCAGCTCGAAGAGGGCGACACGGTAGGCATAGACGGTCAGGGATGGAAAGTCGGACACGTTGAACCGGCAAAGGCACAGGGCGAGGTCTACGGGAAACATTGCCCACTATTCAAAGTAAATCTTTCAGGAGACAACGAGATTGAAAGCGTCACAATAGATGACGTTGAAGGCGTTATTGACGGTCAGACCATTACCGTGACGCTTCCTGCAGAGACTGACGTAACTGCGCTTGAACCTGTCATTACTCACACCGGGAAACTTGTCTCGCCGATTGGTGCACAGGATTTCACCGAGCCGGTTGACTACACAATAACAGCAGAAGATTTCAAAACGAATACATATCAAATTGTTGTGGAGGTTGAAGCATGAACATAGATTCCAGCGTGGTGTTCGGCATTATCAGTATAGTTGGCTCCCTTTTGATTGCATCTGCCGGATATGGCGCGATGAAACAGAAGGTAGTGAACATGGAAAAAAGTCAAGCGGAGTATCGTGAAGCTCATGAAAAAAAACACGACAAGGAAGAAGAGTCTACGGCTTGTAAGTTCAAGGAGCTGTATGAATCCAGGAACACGACTGCACTTGCGGTTGAACGGCTTGGCGTTTTGATTGAGCAGATTTTCCGTCAGCTCGATGCGATAAATGAAAAGCTCGACAAGGCACTGGACAAATGAAATCAGGATATTTGCCGTCTCGGGACAGCGGTTCAGAGTTCGGCGTACAGGCGAAAGGAGAGCTGATACAGATCGACATAAATGGCGAGACGTACCAGCTATCGAAGGTTCAGGCGTTGCGGTTACTCGGAGAGATAGCCGCTACATTAGAATGTTGCGAGGCAATGAATGGATGAAAGCATTGCAATGCAGATTGCGAAGATAAACACAAATATCCGGGGAGTGTATGGACGTAGACGTATAGCGCTCATTACTTTGTGTGTCCAGTACGCAGGAAAGGCATTGCAGTTGTTCCGGGTCAGGCAGAGAGGTAGAGCATTCTGGAACAACCAGTCGTACACGGCCATGGACACTGTATTCTCAAATCCGTACATAACCACTGATGTTGTCGGGTTTTACATTTCACACTTGGTTAAATATGGCGTGTATCTGGAATTGGCAAACAACCGGAAACATGGAGCGCTTTGGCCGATCGTGAAAGAACTGGAAGGCGAGTTCTTGGAGAAGGTGGAAAGGAAAATGGCGGAATGACGATAGCAATAATCAAGCGGTTAAAGACCGGGAAGATAAAGAATGTTGTAGAGTACGGCTCGGAGCCGACCAGTGTTCCGTATGTCGTAGTGAGGTTCGAGAGCGGACAGGCGGGCAGGATGGTCAGGGTAATTCCTCACTATCCGCAGGGGTACGGACGGGACTTGGAAAAGTACATTTTCAATGACCTGTCTTTATTGCTCAAGAACTGGAAGGGAACAGATTCATACGGCAACACTTTCGTGCTGAAAGAGACCGATGAATATACGGATATCGTCGCGACAAACGATGATGATACTATTTCGATGGAACGGATTTTTCTTGTTCCGTTAAGACTTCATTAAGGAGAAAGCAATGGGTTATGTAAACCAAAAAGCTCGATTTGCTACCGAAGGCTTCCGGGTAAAACGGTCAAACCCGGATGGAACCGTTCCAACTGCAAAAAGGTTCGTGGGATTCGCAAACACCGCCGACCTGTCTGCCGTGTTGGATCAAACGCTCGATGATGATGAGGAACTGGTCTTCACCGCAGAACTTACAATCAAGATTGACAACGGTGCCGAACAGGAAATAGAAGTTGACTTTTCTGACGCAGAAGACAAGACCGCCGTGACGGTAAACGAAGCCGTGACCGCATTGAATAACGCAGCCTTCACTGGAATAACTTGGAGCAAAGAAGATGGAACGGGGCGGCTCATGGGGAAACATGAAAATGGAACTGAAATCGCTGTCACCGGTCCGCTGGCGGCCGCTCTTGACTTCGGTCAGGGCATCGCTCATGGCGGTAACGGTCTTGAGTTCATCAAGGGATTCAATGACCGGACTATGTCGATCGGCATGACAAAGAACAAGAAGGACAAGGAAGAGATTGACCAGGAAGGTGCAAAGGGTGGAATTACCCGTATGCTCATTTCCGCAAAGCTCTTGGGCCAGACCCTGGCTATTGCCATGAAGGACAAGGATTACGAAATGCTTGAGTTGATTCAGGGCGGCACGTTTGACCGGGCATCCGGACGCTACACCCCACCTCCGTCAACTCGGCTTGAATCTCCGCTTTTCTTCATCGACGTATTCTCCCCGATCTACGGAGAGGGTGAAAACAAGATGGAGAACATGAGCGGATATGAACAGCTCCGTTTCCTGTCCTGTACCGGGATGGAGGGTGACGTTCCCGTCGAGGCGAAGGCATGGGCCAATTACGCCTATGACGTAGAAGCCAGCGAGTACACCAATGAGGAAGGCAAGAAGGAACCCGCATGGTGGGAACAGTCCATGACAGTAGAGACATTCGAAGGAATGCACGTTGAAACCGTTTGACAAAATCATCGAGCGAGCCGTTGATCGAGCAATCGACCGGCGGCTTGCCGATGTAAAACGGATACAGCCAAAAGAAGGTTATAACTCCACCGAGGCAATCAGGGGAGCTTTGTTTCATTGGGTGCTGGTCCCGTTCAATGATATTCCCGTCTGGTGCAAACTCCGTTGTCTGAACCAGACACAGCTTGAGGCTTGCGGCGGTGTATCACTGGTCAACATTCTCGGTGAAGTTACAAAGCGGGCACCGAAGATTGAGGATATGATTGATATCCGAAACGCTCAGGAAGAGATCGCAAAAATGACGCTGGTCATTCCTTCCTTTGATGAAGTCATGAAGATTATCACCGAGGAAGATTTGGTTATAACCAGAATAAAAGCAGAGATTGAAGAACTGAAAAAGATTGACCCGAAGACCTTACCGGCGACAAAGCGGAAAGAGTTCGAGGATGAATTGTTTAAGCTGGAAATCTCCGTTGCCTTCCTGCTTCCAGAGGATGCAATGGGGGTGATTACGTCATGGGCACTCGGGCAGGATGTCAGTGATATTAAGAGCATCACTGCAGATCAGTTGTACCGAGCGGCACTTCTTGCAGAGCGCGGACATGACAACCCGACAGATCATATCAGTGGCTGTTTCGTAGACCGGGACAAGCCGGACATTGACGCTTGCGCATGGGGAGAACTTCACCGACGAAGGGAAATGGACAAGGGCAAAAAAGATGGCATGAAGTGGATTGGTAAAGGGGACAGATAATGCCTGTAGACGCTGGGACAATTTGGGCGAGCATACGAATACGACTTGATAAACTCAACGCTGATGTTACCAGCGCAACGAAGGCTATGGACCGGATGGCCGGGGCTATCAATAATTCAGGAAAAGCTGTCGAGAATCTGAACAAGCTCGGCTCGAAAATGTCACTTATGGTAACCGCCCCGCTGGTTGCGGCAGGGGCGGCCGCCGTGAAGTTTGCCAGCGATGAAGATGAGGCGCTCAATGCTACGAACGTTGTATTCAAGGAATCTGCAAAGGTAATAACAGATTGGGCTGAAAACTCAGCAAAACAAGCAGGTCTGTCAAAGGCTGAGTTTTATCAGTCTGCGGCTACTACCGGAGCTGTTTTGCAGGGGATGGGGCTGAGTATGGATGAATCAGCCAATTCAGCACTTAATTTAACAAGACGAGCGGCAGACCTTGCATCAATTTTTAATACCGATGTTGTTTCGGCAACAGAAGCAATTGAATCTGCACTTACTGGACAGATAAGACCGTTGCGCGGGTATGGCGTGACCCTTAACCAAGCTGGAATAGAAGCAGAAGCGCTTGCAATGGGCCTGTATAACGGGAAAGGAGAAATAACATCATACGCAAAAGCGCAAGCAACAATGTCTCTCATAATGAAGCAGACAAACAATATAGCGGGTGACTTTGTAAATACATCAAATCAGCAAGAAAATGCTACACGTGTGCTGATAGCTGAAACAAAAAACCAAGCGGCAGCTCTTGGGAAAGAATTACTACCGTACACCCTCCAACTTATTCAGGGGCTTCGGAAACTTGTTGACGGTTTTGGAAACATGACCGATGAACAAAAGAAAACAATCGTCAAGGTTGCCGCTCTTGCCGCGGGGCTTGGCCCGTTGACACTCGGTATTTCCAAAACGATTCAGGCCGTCACGTTGCTCAAGGGTGCGCTTGTTGCGCTTTCCGCGAATCCTATCGGGCTTGCAATAGCCGGTGTCATGGCGCTCGGGTATGGGTTGCAGAAGCTCGGGGACATGAACAACCAGCGGATGTTAAAAGAAGTCGGTGAACAGTTTGGAGAAATGGCCGATGAAGCAAATCTGTCCGCACAGAAAATAAATGATGTTCAGGAAGCGCTTGCACTTTCCGGGAAGGGCGGATTCAATTTCGATACCGTTTCCGAACAGGCGGCCGCGATTACTCAGGAACTCGGAATTACTTATGACCAGTTGAATAGAATAGCACAGGCCAGCGACAAGGTATCACAAGAATATAAGGACACCCTGGCAATGGTCACTTCAATAAAGGAACAAGAACGGCTCAGGTATCAGTACACCTACGGGTCCGCCGCATTCGCAGAAAAGTTCAGTGGTGAAATAAAGAAGGCCGTTGATGCTTCAAAAGACAGTCTCCCTGAAGATGTCTTAAAACAGATTCGCGGAAGGATAGAAGCTGAAAAAGAATACCAGCAGGCACTGAAAACCGCAAAGGATTTGAGACGGCTCCAAGCGATAGATGATGCAGAACTCCGGGAATTGCAGATCGGCGCGGCTGAGGATTACCGGGATGCCCTGGTTGATCTTGGCTATGCTAGCGAGAACGAACTTGGGACGAAGGGACAGGAAGCGCTTACCCAGATGATTGCATTGCTCAAGGAGCTTGGAGCAGGGAAAAAGATATACGATGATCTCATTAAGAAGGTCAATGCTCTTGATACTGAGACTGCAAAGACCGGATCGGACATGCGTGCGTCATTGATTGGAGAGCTTGAGAAGGCAAGAGAATATCTTGGTGAAGATGTTTTCCAAGACCTTACAAACAAAGTCAACGCATTTTATGACAAGCTTGAAGAAAAAGAAGCGGCAGAGAGATTCCGGGAAAACATTGCATATGCTCTTGAATCTGCAAGCTCTATGTTCAGTGCATTATCTGATTTGGTCAACGCTGTTTATGACAATAAAATTGCCCGCGTTGAACAGGATATGCAGGCAGAGCTTGAAGCGAACGGCGTAGCAGAGGAAAGCGCAGTTGAACGTGCGGAACGGGAACTTGCGCTTGCGCAGGAAACTGGAAATCAAGAAGCAGTAATCGAAGCTCAAAACGCTTTGAAGAAAGCACAGATTGAAGAAAAGTACGCAAAGAAAAAACAGGAACTTGAATATCAAGGTGCCGTTATGGTTTGGAACTTACAAAGAGCGCAAACTGTAGCATCCGGTGTTTTGGCTGTTATGAATGGTTATGCGTCGGGAATGATGGCCGGTCCAATCTTGGGGCCGCCGTTAGCTAAGGCATACGCGCTAATGGCGGGATTAGTTGCTCTTACTCAAGTTGCCGCGGTTGAAGCGGCCCGGCCGGTGAAATCATACCAGACTGGCGGAATCGTTCGTGCAACCGGAGGCGGGCAGGTCGGGAAACTGGCAGAGAATGGCTACGATGAATACCTGTTCAACATGGGTCCGTCCGGCGATGCGTTCGCAAGGAAGGAAGCGAGACTGATAGCTCAAGAACTTGCCGGACAGATAGGCGGAAGCATAACGATAATAAATGAGATAGACGGTGAAGTTATCATGCGATCTATTCTACCGCACATGAACAGCGGACAGTACCGAATAAAGTGGGGTGAATAATGAAGGTCTTGTTTGATAAAATAGCTCGGTATGCAACAATAACATCTGAACAAGAAGACGTGAATTACCCTGCCGTGAATCTTGCACACCAGTATGCAACGGTATATTACAAATCGACCAGCTTTGATGATGTCATAACCATTATGTTTGATGATCAGAGACCGGTAAATTCGATATTCTTCACCTACTCAAATGCTTCATCCATGACCGTGAAGTTATATCAGTGGGATGGCGTATTGCTCGACACGATCACTGTAGACTGTTCTCATGCTTCCGGATCGGCGTATTTTGACGAACAGCTTGTTCGATGGGCCGTAATAGAAGCGTCCGCGCCTGTCACGGAAGACCTTCGGATTGGTTCTATTGAGTTCGGGATTGCAAAAGATTTTCCTTTGCCGACCGCAAACTTTGTTCCTGTATATGAATCAAAATCGACGATGGAAGAATCTGATCAGGGCCAGGTATCTTTTCAGTATATCGAGCCGAGGAAAAAGTATGTTACTAAATATCAGGGTGTAGTGAAAGAAAAATACCTTGAAGTCCTTGAGATGTTCAAGCCAGTAGACCGCGGGCACATCTGGGTTGATATAACCGAAGAGGACCATAACGTCTATTTGCCGCTTTATTGCGTTACGAATCTTATTGAAAATGGCGAGCGTATTGAAGACCGCGTTTCGTTTACAATCACAATCACGGAGGCAAAATAATGTTTTTGAAAATAACTGGACCTGGAAATGCTCCAGAGGAAATGCTTGATTGGCAGAAAATCAGCGAATTGTTTCAAACGACATGGTTGCGACTGAACGCCCCGCCGGTTGTAGACGGTATTTATATCCGGAGGGGGTCGGCGGTTTGCGTCGGCGGTCAGTGGTATGTAGCGACGACTGACGAAACAATAACCGGGTCGGAGACTGATTTTGTGAAGCTCACTGTTTCCGGGGATACCCTGGTCGCGTCTTTTGCCGCGAATCTTTCCGGGGTTGCATGGAACACTCAATGGTCTGGGTGGTATGCGTCCGGGTCCTTGTATTTATTCGACGAAATCAAGGCGCTTGCGGGCGGACATATTTCAAGAATGTACACTCCGGAGCGGTGGAGGGTTGAAGCAAACCTTGCGCAATTTTTGTCGCGGGACATGGATGCGAACTGGAATTACGTTTTGACAAGAAATCTGCCGACGCAGTGGAAAACACTTTTGATGACAGCCTTGCTCGAAGGACAGGTAAATAAGGTCCGCGGGCTTCCTGAGATGCAAACTATTACAGCAACCAGTAATTATACCGTTCCAGCTGGGGTGTACCGCGTTCATGTTAAATTGATCGGTCCAGGAACTGCTGGATCAGGTGGCGGGCCGAATTCACCGGGACACGGAGGAGATAGCGGGCGAGAGGTTGAATCTGACCTCAACGTATATCCTGGGCAAGTAATAGCTTGCGAAGTAACGGCGGCGCATACAAAGTTTGGCGGACTGACGGCGCTCGCTGGTGGAGGACACAGGGGTCAGCGCGCAACCGGTTCGTACAACGGTGGACACGGCGGAGGTCTTGGAGGCGGGTCTGGCGGCGGAATAGCCGCGAATGGAAGCGCGGGGACGGCTCCTGGCGCTGGCGGTGGCGGTGGTGGCGGAACAGGTCCTGACTTAACAACATCCGGAGGAGCTGGTGCGCGTGGGAAGATAGTGCTGACATGAATGTAATCGAAATTGGCCTGACACGATATGTTACTCGCTGGGCTTGCGTGGCCCCGTTCACGTTCGACTTCACGATAAATGTAGCGAAGCTTGCAGATTTCTGGATAAAGGTTTTTGCATGTAAAGATGAATCGACACTTGAGAAGGTAAACGTCATGGCTGTGTCGATAAATGCCACTCGGCGACTTTTGAAGTACAATGTTTTTGAAGACGTGAACACGCACTTTGAATCGTATGCTTTCAACTGGGGAAGCCAGGTTCTCCGGATAAATTATGGTCCGGACTTTAACCCGATCTGGGATGTTGCGGACTTTCAGTATTCATTCGGTATCTGCGATCGCAAGCCGGTGACAATAGGCGGATCGTGGTATCTCCCGGTCCTCAAGGAACCGCCGAAGTATACAATCAAGGAAGATCTTGTCAACTATTCCCGGCTTGCCATGACAAAGCTATCGATGAAAATAATGAACCACGGCGGAGAGCTTGACTTCATGAATGAGCTGACGTTGTTCAATAACGATGTTCATCATTACCGTTTGCCGAACGATGAGAGGACAGAATATGATCGTGAAGAATTGCAACCGCTTGCGGGATTCTTGTTTGAGGATATCGACATTGCTTTGACAGATGGAACGATAACCGGAAACGATGTTCGGAATACTTATGACGTTATGGTACCGGTAGATGTGTTCAGTGCAGAAGATTACCCCGAGATGAAAAGCGAGATGATCGGTAAGCCGATTCCGTATTGTTCAGGTCCGGTTAAAGTTGTTCCTGCAATTCCGACAAATGACAACGGGACTGGGGATGTTTCGTATCGAGTTGCAAGAGCAATGACCAGCTTTGGCGTAATTCAGTTATTGTCGGATGATAAATGGACATCGTTCACACCGGTATCGACAAACCCTGAAACCGGAGAGTTTGTCATGGCTCAAGCAGTCGCGCGTGTAGATGGAGATCCGAAAAAGTGTCGCTGTGTTGACGCTGTTGGTGAAGCGCAAACACGTTTGACTGATGTTATTATTGCGCTTGATGAAATGGCCAACGGGATTACTTTTAATTCGTCCTTCTATGACACTGCGGAGTGGACAAGCGAAGCCTCCAGGATTATTCAGGGTGGTTTTTATTTAAGCAAACAAAAAAAACTGTACAACGTGATCAAGGAATTGCAGGAGGGTTGCAATCTCCGATTCCGGTATGAGTTCAACAGTTCATTGCTAAGAACAATTCGCATAGACGATGATAGCCGGGAACCAATTCATTATATACAGAAAGAGGAAATCAAAGAGAACGGAACATTACGGATCACAACTGACCGCGAGACGATATTTGCTTTTTCTCAGGTAGGGTACGACAAGAACTATGATGCGGGAACAGAGACAACATATACAGATTCATCGGCGCAAGCTGAAGTAGCAAAGAACATCCGGCAAAAGCCGACATTGCCGATATCGACATTTTTGATTGGCGAAGAAAATGCTATTGCTCGCGCGAGGCTTGACGCTTCGACTTTTGGAAAGGTTCGCCGGTTCAGCGAGTTTACGTTGACGGAAGAAAAGTATTTGACACTTCGCATCTATGATACAATTGTCGCCGAGCTTGAAACAGCGAACAGAAAATGGATGGGAAGATGGAAGTGCAAAGTGCTTTCAGTTTCGCCGAAGGAACCTGAAACGAAAATAAGAGTTTGCCTGATCGAGCGCGTAGTGTACGACGAAGACGGGCATATTTACAAAGTGTCTGATACCGGCGACTTCAAAGTTGACGAATCGGGCGATTACAAGGTGGCACAATAATGGCAAGAGAACACAAAACGACCCCACAGTATCCGATCATAGCTTTACCGCTTGAGGATACAGACATAGTTGAAGTCTGGAGAGACGGAAAACAATATCACGTACCATTCGCAGCGCTGGGAGGTGTTCCTGACGCTCACGCTCCGTCGCATGGCTTGAATGGGACTGATCCGGTTGGCACGGATACTCCTGACCCGAATGTCATTCCCGTTTCGGATGGTCAAGGGACACTAGATTCTTGGATATCTGATGCCTCGACAACGAAAAAAGGAAAGGTCCAGCTTGCCGATTCTTTGGAATCTGCCGCCGGGAAAGCAATGCAGTCGAATGACCCGAGGGGAAGCAATGCGCGAACGCCAACTGCTCACGTTGATTCACACCTTACAGGTTCAGACCAGATACCGGATGCAACAACATCCGCAAGGGGACTGATGGGAAACGGAGATAAAAGCAAGCTCGAGGCTATTGACACCGAACTCATTCCGTCTAACGATGAAAAAGCCGCGCTTGGAGTATTGTCTCCCGTGGTCGGCGCTCTTGCCGGAACCAGCGGGGTCCCGAGCGCAAGCAATCCTTTCGTAACCGATGAGGACGCAAGGCTAGAACTCATTCCCTCTGCAGGAGAAAAAGCCGCCCTTGCCGGAAGCTATGGGACACCCAGCGCGGTGAATCGGTTTATTACTGAAACCGATCCGGTGTTATCAAGCATAGGCGGCGGAGGAGGCGGAACAACTGGCCCCGACTTGATTGGAATAGGGCAGATAGGGAACGGGTTGTCAATAAACAATGGAAATCCTGCACTTGCTTCACTCAATTCAACAGATGTTGCTTTTATTGAAAACGTTTTCGACGAGCTTCGTTGTTACACATTCGATGGTACAAACTGGACACAAAAAGGAAACGGGTTGCCAATAAGCAACGTTAACAACCCTGCACTTGCTTCGCTCAATTCGACAGACATTGCTTTTATTGATAGCGATAACGACGAGCTTCGTTGTTACACGTTCGACGAAACCGATTGGACACAAAAAGGAAATGGGCTGTCAATAAGCAACGTTGCCCCTCCTGCACTTGCTTCACTCAATTCAACAGATGTTGCTTTTATTGATTCCGGTAACGACCAACTCCGCACATATACATTCGACGGAACCGATTGGACGCAAAAAGGAAATAGCCTATCTATAGCAGGCATTGATCATCCTGCACTTGCTTCACTTAATTCGACCGATGTTGCTTTTATTGATGACGTTAACGACGAGCTTCGTTGTTACACGTTCGACGGAACCGATTGGACACAAAAAGGAAATGGGTTGCCAATAAGCAGCGTTGCCTATCCTGCACTTGCTTCGCTCAATTCAACAGATGTTGCTTTTATTGAT